AGTGAAGCAAGAAACGGGGTGGCAACTGCCGATGTCACTGAAAGTTTCGAAAAAGATTTCGGCATATACGATTTAAATGAATTTATTGGAGTAATGGGTTTAGTCGATACTCCATCATTAAAATTTGATGAAGACTTTGTTACTGTTTCGGATTCATCAGGCAGATCTAAAGTAAAATATTTTTATGCTGCTGAAGAAACATTAACAACACCCACTAAAGACGTTACTATGCCTGAGGCTGATGTCAAGTTTGTATTAGATAATGATACACTTAATAAACTAAAAAAAGCTGCATCAACACTAGGACATAGCGAAGTGTCAATAAGAGCAAAAGATGGCATATTAAGTTTGTCAGTTGTTGAAAACCAAAATGCAACATCAAATGCTTTTTCTATTGATATAGACGGCGAGTTTAAACAGGACGCTGTTTTTAACTTTATTATAAGTATTTCTAATCTTAAAATCCTACCAGGTGATTATGAAGTAGAAATATCTTCTAAACTAATAACGCAATTTAAAAATAAAGAAGTGCCTTTAAGGTATTGGATTGCGCTTGAAAAAACATCAACTTACGGAGTGTGACATGTCAGAAAATTTAAACCAACTAAAAGACCTTGCTAATAAAGCAAGTAGAAGTACTGTAGCAGTAATAGATGCTGTTACTCAAAGAGGCGGATTCAAAGGTGAAGAGCTTTCTACTATTGGTAGCTTAAGAGACCAATGTATTCAAATCATTCAAATTAGTGAAGCTCTTCAGCAAGAAGACGCTATGAGTGATAGTAGTCCTGCAGCAGCACCTGCAAATGATAAGCCAAAGAAATAATGAGTAATGAATTTCTATGGGTTGAAAAGTATAGGCCTAAGATTGTATCAGAAACTATCTTACCTGAATCTTTAAAACTAACCTTCCAAAAGATAGTCGACGGTGGTGAACTTCCTAATATGTTGTTCACTGGTACCGCCGGCTTAGGTAAGACCACAGTCGCCCGAGCTCTATGTAACGAGCTCGGTTGCGATTTTATTCTTATCAACGGTTCTGAAGAAGGTAACATTGATACGTTAAGAACTAAGATAAAACAATTTGCATCATCTGTTTCATTACAAGGTGGTTATAAAGTTGTTATATTAGATGAAGCTGACTATCTCAATCCACAATCTACACAACCAGCGTTACGCGGTTTTATAGAAGAGTTTTCCAATAACTGCAGATTTATTCTTACTTGTAATTTTAAAAACAGAATTATCGAGCCACTACATTCACGATGCGGTGTATATGAATTTAATACATCCAAAAAATCTATGATTGAATTATGTGAATCCTTTATGGCTAGATGTAAAACTATTTTAGATAATGAAAAAATTGAATATGACGATAAGCCTTTGGCTGAACTTATAATTAAATTTGCACCAGATTGGCGTAGAGTATTAAATGAACTTCAAAGATATTCTATTAATGGCCGCATCGATTCAGGTATTGTTGCTAATTTACAAGATAAAAACTTCGATGATCTATTCTCTCATTTAAAAAATAAAAATTTCAAAAGTATGCGATCTTGGGTAGTAAACAATATAGATACAGATGCAAGCGCTATTTTTAGAGCTATTTACGACAGAATGTCAGATAAAGTTGCGCCACAATCAATACCACAGCTCGTGCTTTTGCTTGCAGACTATCAATATAAAAATGCATTTGTTGCTGACCACGAACTTAATGTGGTAGCATGTTTAACGGAGGTAATGTCAGATGTACAATTCACTTAACTTAACGCTATATACTCAAGATGATTGCAACTATTGTCATGTTTTAAAAAAGAAACTTGCTGAATGGGATTTTAAATGGAGAGAAGTAAATGTAAGTCATGACATGTTTGCTAAAGAATTTTTAAAAGAACATGGTCATAGAACAGTACCTCAACTTTATTTAGACAACACACATTTAAATAAATTTCCAACTTTAGAACTTACCAAAAAACATATAGAACAAGAAATTGATTATGATAATTATGTTGGTGGTGTAGAAAGCTGGGCTCCTCTTAAAAGTGCATAGGACATATAATGAATCCTTTTGAATATTCGAATGCTATAAATTACACTAAGAAAGATATCATGGTTGACGATGTTGCTGAAAAAGCATATTCGTCATACATGATTAATAGACAGCTATCTTACTTTCCAGATACAGTATTAGCTGCAAACGAGATGAATCGTAATCATCACATAGATAACCGCCTTCAATTTGATTTTTTTATAAATATAATTAGAAAACGTAAAAGGTTTTCTAAATGGTTCAAACCTGAACAAATTAGTGACTTGGATGTGGTTAAAAAATATTATGGCTATAGCAACGAAAAAGCCCGACAAATTTTAACTCTCCTTACTGCTGACAATATAAACGAATTGAAAAATAAGGTGGCAAAAGGTGGAAGAAAATAACATTGTAGAATGGAACCCAGCAAATATGCTAGAGGTTACATTAAACGAACCAGACGATTTTCTTAAAATAAGAGAGACACTTACTCGAATAGGTGTGGCATCACGTAAAGATAACAAGCTTTATCAGTCTTGCCATATATTGCATAAACAAGGCCGATATTTTATCGTGCATTTTAAAGAGCTCTTTTTATTAGACGGAAAAAAATCTAATCTTGAAGAAAATGATGTTGGACGTAGAAATACTATAGCAACACTGATGAGTGATTGGGGACTATTAACTGTAGAAAATAAAGAACAGTTGCAGCCTATTACTCCATTAAGACAAATTAAAATAATTTCATTTAAAGATAAAGATAAATGGGAATTATGTCCAAAATATAATATTGGTAATGGAACAAAATAAAATTAAAGAAGCATATAGAATATTCTTCTTAGTGAAAGGTCATTTAGACATCACTGAAGAAACTGCTTTGGCTTGTTACGATAACTATTTTAAAAGAATATGGTACAACCAAGAAGCCTGGGTAAGAGAAGAAAGATTTCATATAGCTTATGAAAAAAAATTTGGATCTACTGGTTTAAATTAAGAAAGTAGATACTATATATATTATAGAGGCGCCGATAATCGGGTCTCGTTTAACCTTGCTAGTCAATAGGAGGCAATTATGACTAAGAACTTTTTATACCCAAGAAATGCTTTTTTGGGATTCGATCACATTTTTGATCAACTGGAAAATATCCATTCACACGCGAAGGATACTTATCCACCATATAACGTTGTTAAACACAGCAATATGACATATGAAATTGAGATGGCTGTAGCCGGCTTTAAGAAAGATCATATTGATATTGAAGTAAAAGACCACGTTATGAACATTACTGGTAATAGACCTAAGCGTAGAGAACAAGACGCGTATGTCCATAAAGGTATTAGTGCTCGAAAGTTTTCAAGATCATTTAGACTGTCCGAATATACGGAAGTAGACGGTGCAGACATTCAGGATGGAATATTATCTGTTCAATTAAAGGTAGTCCTACCAGAAGAGAAGCGACCTCGTAAAATTACAATTAATTAACGAGGAAAATTAAATGACAACTTTAACTACAACTTACAATATCACATGTCAAGTGTGCGAATTCATTGCTAACGCATTTAAAAAAACATTAAGAGCTATCATAGTAGGTAGACAAATGGCTGCAAATGCGCACGTAGCAAGAGAACTTCAACAGCTTGGTTTCTATGGAAGAGACAAAGATATAAAGCATATCATTATGCAATTAAATGATAAGACTTCCAAAGAATACGAAAGATGGTAGTATTGTAAAAAATCAAAGTAAATTAGGCGGGCAGTGCTCGCCTTTTTTATTATAAATAGTATTTTATAAGGAGATATAGAATGAATATAGAACAGTTAAGAAAAGAACTTGAATTGGATGAAGGAGTTAAATATGAAATTTACAACGATCACTTGGGTTATGCCACTTTTGGGATTGGGCATTTGGTTATTGATTCTGATCCAGAACACGGACAAGAAATTGGAACTGCTGTCTCAGAAGATAGAGTTATTGAAGCCTTCAACTCAGACGTCCAAATCGTGCTCGCAGATTGTGAGCAATTATATTACGGATTTAATGTCTTGCCAGAAGAAGTCCAACTAATCATTGCTAATATGATGTTTAATATGGGAAGACCTAGACTTTCAAAGTTTAAAGGTATGAAAGCTGGCGTTGATGCACAAGATTGGAATAAGGCAGCAGACGAAATGATAGACTCTGCGTGGTATAGACAAGTTCCAAACAGAGCCGGAAGATTAGTTAAAAGAATGAGAGCATTAGCTTAATGTCTGACTTAGACTTTGATTTTGGTTTTACTGCAGTAACTGAAGATGAATTAGATGTAGAGAAGAAAACACAAGAAGAAGTTAGTGGTAAAGAATACTTATTAACATCCAAGCAAGATACGCTTGACAACCTTTATAATGCAATAATGCCTTTGTTATCAAATTTAAAGAAAAATCCAGAAAAAGAATATATCCTCTGGCCTAATAGACTACAAAAAGTTGAAGAATTCGAAGATCATATTAATAAGATATATACAAATAATAGCAAATAAAGTAAAATAATCCTTTACTTTTGCAAAAAACTATGGTATAATAACTATAATGATTAATTTTAAAACATATTTAGAAGAGGCTGCAGGAAAAGGTTTAACTATATTTGACATAGATGAAACTATGTTTATAACTAAAGCCAAAGTGCATGTAGTAAAAAATGGCAAAATCGTTAAAAAATTGGATAACCAAGAATTTAACACGTATAAGAAAAAACCTGGTGAAGATTACGACTTCGGAGAATTCAAAAACGCCGAGGTATTTAAGCAGACGTCCACGCCAATTGCAAGAATGATTAACAAAGTTAGAGCAATTTTAAAAAATGCTACAAGAGCAGGGTCTAAAGTTATTATTGTAACAGCAAGACCTAACTTTGATAATAAGAAAACATTCCTAGATACATTTAGAAATCAAAGAATTGACATAGATAAAATCTATGTTGAAAGAGCTGGCAACTTAGGTTCAGGACCAGCTGCAGATAATAAAAAAATTATTTTTAAAAAATACTTAGATCAGAAAATATATAAAAGAATAAGATTATTTGACGATGCTATGTCTAATTTAAAAATGTTTTTATCATTACAAAAAGACTACCCGGATGTTTCCTTTGAAGCATTCCTAGCAAAACCAAACGGCTCTGTTTCTAGAGTACGATAACAGGAGATAATAATGAATATGAAGACCATCGCGTCAGTGGCGACACTGGCATTTTTGTTTTGTTTTTCGGCATTTGCTGATAAATTAAAAGTTGGGTTTGTATATATCGGACCAGTGGGCGACCACGGTTGGACTTATATGCATGACCAGGGGCGCCAAGCTGTTGAAAAAGCTTATGGTGATAAAGTAGAAGTTACATATATGGAAAGTGTCAAGTATGGTCCAGATGCTGAAAGAGCTATAAGAGGTTTAGCTAAAGAAGGTATGGATATTATATTTGCTACTTCATTTGGTTACATGGAACCAATGTTAAAAGTCGCTAAAGAATTTCCAAATATTAAGTTTGAGCATGCTACTGGTTATAAGACTAATAATAATATGTCAGTTTATTCTGGTATGTTTTACCAAGGTAGATATGTTCAAGGCGTAATTGCTGGTCATATGAGTAAAACTGGTAAAGCAGGTTACATTGCTTCTTTTCCAATACCTGAAGTTGTAAGGGGTATTAATGCTTTTTACTTAGGTGCTAAAAGGGTTAACCCTTACTTTGATATTGAAGTTGTGTGGGTTAATAGGTGGTATGATCCAGTTAAAGAAGGTAATGCTGCAAAGGTATTAATTAGTGAAGGTGCTGACATTATTACACAACATACTGATAGTCCTGCTGCACTACAAGTTG